AACTGCTCCGCGTCTTCACCTTGAAGCCAGAAACTCCATCCCGCCTCAATTTCAGTCACCTTCAATCCGTAGCCTTCATCTTTCATTGTATATCCGCCGATTGTCATTGTCTTTCTCCTCATTTACTAGACAATCCCACATTATCCCATGCCATATATAATGTCAACACAAAAAATAAAAAAATTATAACTAACCGGGAAGGCTGGGCTGGCGCTACCGGGCGCGGCAAGGCGAACAATTGTTCGGGATACGCTAACCGAAAGAGCTGGAGCGCCGGGCGGGGTGCACTCCAGCGCGTCCGGTTGTTGTTACCCGGCGCTTGTGATAGTATCCGGGGAGCATAACCCGAACAATTTCTCGGGTTATCCCGATCCGGGCACCCCGAAGCCCGATGCCCCGATCAACCCGACCCGATAACCCCGATTTGGGGGCGGAAAGTCCCCGCCTCCCGACCCGCACGGTGTGTTTCCCCGATTACTCGGGCTGCTCGTTACAATCAGTTATAGGGATTTGTTCGGATTCTATGGGATTTTCTGAAGGCGTCACGTCGATCATGCGATTTTTAGCACGTTCCATAAATTCTTGCAGTTGTTCAACGATCTGCTCGCGGCTCATATTGTCCACATGCTCGTGTGTGACGTGGCTTCTGGCTACCATGAGGCCAGTCACCTTTAGGCGCAGTTCCTCGGCCTTTATGGCTGCTCCGAAGTTGCCTGCTTCCCATGCTTCATCGCGAAGGCGTTGCATATCCCGAACAGATTTTGTGATTGTTACGCCGTATTTGCTTTCAAGTTCTTGGCGCATTTCTTCCATGCGTTCTTTTACGCGTGGATGATTGAGAAGCTGCACGGCTGACACGTTCGGGTTTTTATATCCCGCTGCTCTGGCTGCTGCGGTTTGCGTCATGTCTTTGTGAATATAGTTATCAAGAAACTTCTGCTGCGGTGGGGTTAGTCGCTTTTCCCCTTTTGCTGTTTGCTCACCGACTTTTGGCATTTGTGCTGCTACCCGAATAATTTCTCGTGTTACAAGATTACCCCCAGCGCCCTGCTGACGCAAGCCCAAAAGTTCCCACGGGTTCCCAAAGTGCGACGGGTTGACGGCTCGGCTATTCTACGTCGGGGGGGATTGGGTTTTATCCCCCCCTATATAGGGGGTGACGCAGTTGACGTAAAATAAGTCATTGATTTTATTACGTTTTTTACGTCAAAATACAAAGTTGACGCAGTTGACGTAAATGGGTTAAACCGTTGATTTCATTGAATATTCTACGTCAACGTCAACCGCGTCAGCTTTTGACGTGAAAAAAGTTGACGTAAAAAATCGTTTAAAATCAATGGGTAAATTTTTTTATATTTTTATGCTTGACGCGGCATATCGTATGGGATAAGTTGGGATTGTCTAGTAAAAAAGGAGGCACACGCCATGACTGACACGACAGCAAAAACCCGCATTATCCGCGATCTACAGGGCGACCTATTAGATAGCAATCATGTGACCCGCCGCTTTTTTCGCGGTTGGTTGGACGGCTCTTATTTGGGTTATGAGCACTATCAAGCAAATAAAGAGTTCTTACTTGCGCACCATGACAAGCCGAAGAAGTTGCGTTCATGGGTGATTGCGCAGTTCTGTAATTACACTGCATGCGATGCAGATTGCTGCCCCTCATATGCGCAAAAGGTGATTGTCGGCGCGATTGACCGCGACACGTTGGAGAAGCTGAACGCGGAGCTTGTCGAGGATGCGCTTGACCTGATCGAATATGACTTGAAGGAGAGCGCGGCTTAGGCTGCGTTCTTAATCCGAACAATAGGAGTTGATATGTATTATCTAGCATACGGAATGAACACGAACCGCGAGGCTATGGCTGCGCGATGCCCGAAGGCGAAGCCGATGGGCGGTTTTTACTTACCTGATCATCGTTTAATCTTTCGCGGAGTTGCTGACTTCCGACAGGATCACGACAACATTTTGCCTGTGGTTTTGTGGGAGATTACGCACGATTGCTTGAGAGCGTTGGACAGGTTAGAGGGTTACCCGACCTTGTATGATCGTCGCAAGATCAACGGCGAGTGGATGATTTACGACATGAACGGCCCGAAGGGTGCGCTAGGCATGCCGTCGAGTGGTTATTATAAAATGATCGAAGAGGGTTACAAAGACTTTGGCCTTGACGATTGGCATTTGCGCGTTGCGTTGCGTGATTCGGAGTTAGCGGCATGAGCGAGGAACTGAAACAAACGATACTGAAACAAATGATTCTGCATTACTTAGCAGACATGGCAGATCGTGGAGACTACGAAGCGAAAAAGTTGTTTGAATTGCTTTCAAAGGAGTTAGAGACATGATTTTACGGAGCTTGGCAGAGTTGCTTGAGGAGATGGAGCGCGACCTTGCGCGGATTGACTGGCAGGATGTAGCGATTGCAATTTGCTTTGTTGCGTTGGTTAGCCTTGGAATTATGGGGATTGTCGTCGGATGGTGGTGATAGACCCCGACATAACCCGAATAAATTAACGACCCCCGCCTGAGAACGAGCGGGGGTTTTTTGTCTAGGCCCATAAATATCCGAGGTTTTTAGAATTGACAATTGCATTAGGAAAATGTATTTAGAAAGACGTTGTTAAATACAGGAGCCAAGACAATGGGTATAAAGTTAAGAGCGATTATTATTGCAGACATTGAGGTTAAGACCCTTAACGCTGCGACAGAGCATGAGAAGAAGCTGAAGGAGTTAGCCCGAGAGATTGAGAAGTGGGGGCCACCCGATGCATGTTGGGGGGACGAAGATTTCGGCGTGGAGAAAGTGCAAGCTATGATTCCGATGCAGGAGCGCAGGGGGGAGACAGGCCCGATTGATGCGATTGTGTTTAGAGGTTCCCGAGGATCCAATTCGCCCGTTCGTATCCCGAACAATATTTCTGCGGGAGTGAAGAAGCGTTTGCAGTTTGCGCGGCATACGATGATTGAAAAGGGCATGCACAAAGAAGATATTGAGGATCAGCTAGAGCGAGAAGCCGAACATCTTATGGAGCAATACGGACGGAATGTAAGGCCGCTTCAATACAGCAGGGACATGGAGACAATTTTCGATAATGATTGATTTACCTGTTGCGTCCCACAAATTCCCATGTTAGGTAGGTATCAGGCTTAGGGTCCGCTCATTGTTCCTAAGCTGCCTCAATAACTAGACAGCCCCCGACCCGAAAGAGTTGGGGGTTTTTTTATTCCCGAGCATAATTTTTTTTATTGACACCCGATAAGACTTGGGATAATATGGGATATGTCTAGCAAATAGAGGAGATTATCATGGGCTTAGATATGTATTTACGCGGTGACAAATTCATCAGCAATTGGGATACGTCACAGATTGACGAGCATGGCATGGCGTTAGAGGTTAAGCGTCCTGTCATTGATGGGTTTGAGGTTACATCTTACAACCTTGACCTTGGCTACTGGCGCAAGTTCGCACCGTTGCATCATTTCATTGTTCGGGTTTTTGCAGATGGAGAGGATAATTGTCAGGAGATTCATTTGAGCGCAGACGATTTGCGCCGTATTGCGGCTGCTTTGCGCGATGATAATTTGCCCGACAATGATGATTGCGCGGGGTTTTTCTTTGGCAATCCCGAGTTCTGGGATGCAGACCGCGCCGAGGGCGAAAAGCATGCCGAGACATTCGACAAGGCTGCGAAGTGGGTTGAGAGCAATTCATGGAACAGCGTAATTTATCAGGCGAGTTGGTAAGATGGGGCGCATGAGCGATAAAGTGATTGAGGACATGGAGACACCGATTATGTCACCTTGCCCCGATTGCTTTGGTGATGGGTACATTGTTTACGATGTGCCCAAACGCCAAGACTTTGGGCGTGACGTTGGTTATCTGGAAGAGGTACGCGAGGTTTGTGAGAGTTGTTCGGGTGATGGTGAAATGCCCCGACTATGTGATTGTGGAGAGCCTGTAACAGTTGGCATGGGACACGATGCCGAGAAGTGCGAGGAGTGTGCAAATGCATAGGAACGTTTACCCGAACACGCGCAAGGCCATGGATCAATGCTTGGTTTTGTTGCGTGACGCGGCGAGGGAGTCGCTAAAGTATTATGCTAATCATTACCCGAACAATTCCGAAATTGGATTGATGAAGGGCGACATGAATAGCTTTGAACGTGAGTTGCGCCAGTGCATTGAGGACTATGTTATCATGCCTTGGCAAAATGAATGGTTTGAGGAGAATAAGTAATGAGTGCGGTAGATGACACAGTGTGCATGCATTACATGGTTGATCGCTTGAACGGCATTCGAACGGAGAGCGATTTGATGGGTGTAATTGATGAGTTGCAGCACAACATTCGCGTTAATGATGATTGGCGCGATGCTAACCCGAACATTTCTGACGAGCACGATGCAATTGATCCTGACGACTTTGATGTGCAGGGCGCGATTGACAATGTGAAGCGTAATTACATTGAGAGGGCAATGACCCGATCAAAGAATGTGACTGAGGCTGCGAAGTTGTTGGGATTGAAGAATTACCAGACGTTGCAGAATTGGATGGAGAAACTGGGAGTTGATTATGATTGAGGATGATGGCTTTGAAACTGTGATTGGCTTGGACCCGAAAAAGAAGAAAACCTACAATGTTGAGGTTGAGGGCGTTGTGACGCGCGTTTATCGTGTTGAGGCGAGTAACAGTGCAATGGCGTCCCGATTGGCGCGTAGTGAGTTCGTGATTGAGTTCGGTGGGAATGACAGGGATTCGCTTCATGTTGGCGACATTTGGAAGGATGCGCCATGATTTATTACTTTACTGCTTTGGTGATTACTTACAGTATGAGCGGAGAGGATGTGACTTCATACATTTGGTATGATCGTGAGCGTCATTGCCGAGAGGCTTTGCAGGAGCTTGCTGATCCGATTTACAACCAGATTTATGAGTTGTACGAGGACACGAGTATGCAGTGCGTTGTATCTAATGATGTGTCGTTTGTGTTAAGGCCGAGACTGCGGGAGAGCAAAGATGGATGAGAGACTGGCGATTGTGAGCGAAGAGGTTAAGCGTTTGCAGCGGAAGGTTGACGATGCTGAGTGGGAAGGCGATCCGAGGCTTGCACAGTTAGCGCAGGAGTTGGCGCATTATAAGAAGTTAGAGGACGAAGGCGAGATTTATGAGCCTAAGTTCTGAAAAAGTGGAGAAGATTGTTGATGATCTTCTCCAAGAACTACCTGAACATATGTCGATTTCGGACACGCGCAATTTGGTTTGCGAATTATTGTTCGGGTTAGGATTGCACCCAGACGACCTGCCGATATTTCTGCTGATGGTTGTTGATGCATATATGGGTGAGCGCAGAGTTGATATGTTAAATCGAAAGTGATAAACTCCAGATAACTTTTGGAGATTGTCCCGATGGTAATGATGTCACCATATGCCGATTCACTTAGAAGAAACCCTCAATTGCCACAACAATCTGGTGGACTTGGTGCTTTGTTTCGACAAATGGGCATGGGCAATCTTTTTACACAACGACCTATGGCATCGTTTGAGGGCAGACCTGCCCCGAGAGTTCCACAACTAGCAACAGCAGATGTTCGCCAAGAGCCGACGCAGCAGATACCTTCTCAAGCAATCCAAGCATTGCAGGAAGCAAGACGACCCGCCAATCCATTTGAGGGCAACGAGCAGTATCAGGCGTTGATGGACTTTCAAAAGAGTTTAGCCCCGTCAGCAGAGCAGCAAGCCCGACTTCAGGAGTTGCAGTCAGCGTTTGAGGGTACGGGTGCGTATAAAGATTACCGCATTAATCAGTTGCAGAACCAGTTGCAGCAGCGACAGTTCAACCCGAGAATGGGCATGGGCCTTGGTGGTATGCGCCCGATGGGAATGCAGCCGTATCAGGGATTTGGACGACCCCCGATGATGCAGCAGCCGATGCGTCAGCCAATGCCAATGCCACGCGGTGGGTACAATCAGTACAATCGTGTTCCGATGCAGCAACCGTATCAGCAACAGCCATATTACCAAGGACCATCTATGAACCAAGGTCCAAACCAACTAACCGCAATGCAACAGCAGTATATGAATCCATATCAGCAGATGCGTCCGCAGCCACAGCAGTTTGGCGGTTACGGAATGGGTCAGCAGATGGGCGGATACGGAAGTTATGGTCAGATGCCGAACCCGTATCAACCGCAGCAGATGGGATATAACCCGAACAATTTTGCGCAAAATCAGTTCCAAGGTTATGGCGGAATGCAAGCGCAAAGTCAGGGCGTTTATTAAAAAAATCCCTTGAGCAGACTATTTTGTTATCGCAAATTGTCCTCTGCTTTCTGTTTTTCCAATACTTTGATGCGTTCCAGTAATGGTTCAACATCTTCGTAGCGACACCACGGCCC